CACATGGAAGACGACTGGGAGTTCTACGCCAGTGGGTTTATCGAAGAGTCTTTGCATGTCCTGCAAAGCTTTCCATGGATCATTACCGTATGGCTAAGAGCGCACAACGACACCAACGGTCACCCAGTAGAGACGGTTCACGAGCTACCGTTCCCATTGATGACTTTGGGCTTCGCTGGTAGGTGGCACGGCTTTACGTGGAACCCAAGTCTGCGCAGGCTTAAGAACTACAAGCTAATCGATGGGGAGGCCGCCTCGAGTACGTACTACATGCGCAAGGGATTCAGGGCGGCTATCACTACGAAGATAGATGGGTACGTCAGGCACACAGGGTGGGACTCATCCACAGCTCATATTGCAGGCACAAACAAGGGTTAGGGTTTGTCCTAACAAAAATATTTGTAAAAAGATTCCTAAACCGCTTCACTTACCGTAAAGCAGGTCGCGCTGATATACGAGTGACACCATCAAAATAAACAGGGGGCGAAAGCCCCTTTTTTTATTCTTTTTTTTGACATAAAACTAGCCTACGATTTCATGGCAACAATAGGTTGCGCTAACGGGGTAAATCATGAAATTTGAAATAGAATTTGGTTGGATAGGAAATGAGAAGGTTACGATCGAGTCATGGGATTTCGAAAAAATTACCGAGATACATAATTTCATCCAATTCATGGAAGAAAACGGCTGGGCGGTTGACTATGAAGCAGTTGAGCCTGATGATGAAGATGATACGGAAGAAGAAGAAGTGATACCTACGGGTTTGATTTCAGACAATACTCTGTAACTTATAAGCTACAAAAGGGGCTTACTTTGCTAAGAGGTAAAGCCCCACATTACTGAATGCATACCCGATATATACCATTGCCATATACGGGTTCCCTTTGAACAGTTGTTCCCCCGCAATGTAGGCGTAGATAAGCCCAGTGATGATGATTAAAGGCCCACTCATCAGAACTCACTCACGTCGTAGACTTGGCCCCTGAACTCAATCAACCCCTCTCCAAATTTATGGCACAGCTCTGGCCACAACAATCGACCATTGAAAAAGTTTAATACAGCAAAACCGCTTCGATGATTGCTTGGATTCAGTTCAGCATAGGTAAATTGAGGGCCGTCAATTTCAGCCAATGTTCCAGTATCAACGCCAAAACGGTTTCCTCGTAGATCACTGAACGGCGTCACTTTCAATGCGTGTAAATGCCCACAGACCGTACTGACACCCGCATTTACGGTTGAGTTGTGCGTACTATGAATTCCGCCCTTATAACGATGTTTGACAATGACGTCATCGGTAGGCCAGACCGCCCAACAGAAGTCCCAATTTGGGATATGGTCTGTCAGCTTGAATCCTTGAACATCTTTAAATTGTGGGGCGTGTTGGGCAAGCCTGTTGCCAAATCTAATATCGTGGTTGCCCCATGTAAACAGGAGCTTTACATTATGTCGGACAGACTTTGCAATCTCCTCTATTTCGTCAAGCGCACCCTGACAAGCTTTTAGTTCTTGAATGACGGAAGTCTGAGGTTGGTCAGTTACGTCATAGCGACTTATGGATGCCCCGTCGAAGCAGTCTCCATTTGCGATGATCGCGTGGGGCTTTAGCTCTTGTATCAAGTACAAAAGCCCTTTAAACGCTGTGGAGCGTTGGCCGGGTATGAAGTGCGCGTCACTGAAAACAATGACACATGAGTCCAACATCCCAAGTTTTATTTGTTTTAAAGGAGAAAAAGATTTTGGTCGGCTGGCATCATATTTGGCACTGCGTGTGTCTATGCCGCCTAATTTAACGTTATGCATTTCTTCCATGCTACGCCTGCGGTAATTCACTGCTCTTTCGGTGATGCCTAAAATCTTTGATAATTTTGTAACAGATTGATGCCTGTCCCACAGTTCTATAAACTGCTCATCTGTACAAGAATTCAGGTTATTGCTTGATACCATGAAAATCCTTTGATGAGAGCAGTCGCTCCAACAAGTTAATAATTCGGTGCTCTTCTTTCTCCAAATCATCTTCACTAGATTTGGGATCTTGGGCTACCGTCATAAGATCGTGCAAAAAAACATGAAGTAACTCGTGCAGGGCTGTCTTGTGAAGGCTCTCGGGGGTAATCTTCTCCGCACCGAAGTCACCCAAACGGTATATTGCCAACCTAGCCCCATCATTAAATTCAACCGAAGCCATTGCTTGTTTGGCTGGCTTTAATCCTTTTTCAATTCTCCAGTCGCCAAGATTCAACACTTGTTGCCACTTTTTGACACTTTGTGCAAACAATTCAGCGTGTTCTGGCGTAGGAATGTTAGGCATTACAAGACCTTATACAAACTTTATTACACTTTTATTTAATAAATAAATTATCGGTTATTAGGGTTTGTCCTAATAAAAATATTTTCAAAAGACTTCACAAGCGCTTTAACTTCGTGTTAAGATGCAATCACTGCAATAAGCAGGTTACCTGAAAGACAAACATCATGACTACAGCAACATTGATCCAGACAGAAGCTCTGATCTCCACAATCACTTCTGACATCGACGCACTCTACGTGCTCGACCAACAAGCCAAAGCACTGGCTGACCAAGTCAAAGCAATGAAAGAAGCTATTGCCAACAAATACGGCGAAGGCGAGCACAAGGGCGAACTGCATAGCGTTACCGTTCAGTTGGTTCAAGTATCTGGCACCGTTGACTACAAAAAGCTTTGCGTCTCCTACGGTATCGGCGACGAAGTCTTGGCTACCTTCCGCAAGGCAAGCCGTGCTGACATTCGTGTAACACCAGCCAAGTAAATCAATAGGGGGCTTTTGCCCCCATCAGGAAACATAATGAACAAAATTGAATTTGGCGATTGTCGCGAAACAATGCGCAAATGGAAAGAGCAGGGCATCAAGGCACAAACCTGTGTGACAAGTCCCCCGTACTACGGTTTGCGCGACTACGGGACTGGTAAATGGGTTGGTGGCGATGAAAAGTGCTCTCACAAACGAGACTCCAAATATTCTGATAAAACCATTACTGGTCATGCAAACACAGATTTGACTGTTGGTGATGCAATTTACAAGTCCGTATGTCCTAAGTGTGGCGCTATTCGTGAAGACAAACAGCTAGGGCTTGAGGAGACTCCAGAGGAATACATAAAAACAATGGTAGAGGTATTCCGTTGTGTCTGGAATGTTCTTGAGAATGATGGAACGCTGTGGGTAAACATAGGTGACAGCTACTCTGGAAGCGGTAAAGGGCCTGCTGGAAACCTTGGTGCAACTGATGATGAAAGGAACATGACGCATACCAATTCAAGTTCTTTTGTGCCATTAAGTTGCAAGCCTAAAGATCTGATCGGCATCCCGTGGATGTTGGCGTTTGCCCTTCGCGCTGATGGCTGGTATCTGCGTCAAGACATTATTTGGCACAAGCCAAACCCTATGCCAGAGTCGGTGCAAGACAGATGCACTAAAGCGCATGAATATATTTTTTTGTTAAGTAAATCAAACAAATATTATTTTGACTATGAAGCCATAAGAGAAGAAGGCGTAATTCCTGCTGGAACATTGGCTGCTAAAGGTAGCGCAGAACGACAAAACCAAAAAGGCGTAAATGCTAGACCGCCATCATACAAAGAATATGATGGACAAAGAAACAAAAGAAGTGTTTGGACTGTAAACACAAAGCCATATGCAGGCGCACACTTTGCTGTTTATCCTGAAGAATTGATTGAGCCATGCATATTGGCTGGTGCTCCAGTTGGTGGGATTGTTCTTGATCCTTTTATGGGCAGTGGAACAACTGCACAAGTGGCTCAAAAACTTGGTAGGCAATATATCGGCTGTGAGTTAAACCAAGAATACAAGTCATTGCAAAACAAACGGCTTGCTCAGCAATCTTTAATTTTTGAAGATTAGGGAAAGTCCCTATGCATAATCCGCTTTAATTTCATGTTAAGATGCATCCACGCCAATAAGGCGGTTACTTGAAGGAAATCAAAATGACATATTCATCAGCATGTGGAACCATAGTCCGCACATCACGCAGAAACCGTGGTGTTGGCTCAAACCCTAACGGTCGCAAAGAATGGATCGTGATCCGTAGGGACACTTATGTGGGCGCATTAAAAATGTGGAGACCTACCCTGCCACTGACCATCAAGCAAGCTTGCGAAGCCTTTCACCACTTTAGTCGTTGGGATGAAACAGAAGTAAAGATGTTGACCGTAAAAGAGTGGGAAGACATGCAAGCCAAAATGGTGACAATATGAAACTTGAACTTGAAACAACTGTTACCACCGAGTGTGGTCATCGCGTAACAGTCTGTCAGTGGGACGAGGGAGGGGTTTGGCTCCACCTGCAACTGCGTGGGTGTACAGCCCACACCACCCTGACTCGTACAGAAGCAGAGCAAATGCTTGCAGGCTTGCAGGCTATCTTGGCTAAAGAGGTGGCTTGATGTACGACAGCGTCACATGGGGTCGTGTAGTCCCTGCAAACTACGTATGGAACTTCCTGTCAGAAGATCAACTGTTAGACAACATGCAACGCATCTGGGACAACCCAGCCAATTGCGCGATGTCTCACCTCAAGGCAGGGATATCCCAGCTTGAAACTCGTGGCATTCTGACAAGCGAAGAGGCGGCTTCCTGCCTTAAAGAAACATTGAGATTAAGAGCCAAAGCAAAGCGGGAGGAGTTAGCATGAGCGAGACCAACATGAGCCCGTACGTCAAAGGTTTTAACGCAGGGGTTGACTGCGTTTTGACCGAAATCGAGCGACTTGAGAAAACAGGCTCTCTGAGCCTCGATCAGCTACTCAAGCACCTTGACCCTCAACGAGATCAGAAAACGGCTCAAACGCCCGATAAAGGGGCTCCATGAGGCTTTCTGTGATCAAGAGCGTACGAGTTACGCTTCGCGGAATACCTGACGGTATAACTTTAGAAGATCTATCTGAGCTTTTGGATAGATCAAAATACAACGTAAGGAAGGCGTTAAAGAACATGCCTGACGTATACATAGATCGATGGGAAGTAGCACCAAGAGGGCAATACAAAGCTATTTGGTGCATCGTTACCCCACCAGAAGATTGTCCAAGACCACAAGGAGCTAGTCATGATAATTAAACGAGCAATAGCTGTAGAGAGCCTTACAAAGGTTTGCGAGGAAAGCCTAAACCTAATCAAGCAATTGATTGATGCTGACAACGAGGTGTATGGCAAGGGGTTTGAGGATGGCGTAGCGGCGCAAGTTAAAGTGCAACAGACTTTAAAACCATTGGTTGGGTTGACGGATGAGGAGATTCAGAAGGCTTTAGGCGTAACTGCTGAGAGCTCCAACTGGAACATGGTCATGGTGCTCGAATGGGCAAAGAAAATTGAAATTGCAATACTGGAGAAAAACAATGGATGATGATATTCAAGACTACGTGCGCCTTTGGAAAGGGTTGACAGAAGACGAAGCAATTGAGCTTTTGCCTATTGGTGATTGGGAAATTGAATCTACCTTAGTGTTTGCTCGAGCAATTGAAGCCAAACTCAAAGAAAAGAACACATGACCAAGCGAGTGGCAATACTGTGCCCATCTTACGACGGTAAGGTGGTATGTGACTTCAGTATCAGCATGGCTGTACTCTTCCAAAGAGCGGCTGTAGAGCGTCCTGACCTGCATATGAACCTTTACTTTTGGATGGGTGAAGCACTTCTACAAAAAGCCCGAAGCAACTTGTTTTGTGACGCCTACGACAACGGGTTTGACGAGATTGTGTTCATTGACGCTGACCAAGGGTTCACCGCTGATGCGTTCTTTGACCTGATTGACCATGTCGTAGACGTTGTGGGTATACCTGTACCCATGAAGGTAGAGGACGAGAGGTACAACATTCGTCCAGAAGATCCCGCCAAACACAAGTGGGATCCACAAACCAAGCTACTCGAGGTGGAATGTATTGGGACTGGGTTTATCAAGCTCTCACGCAAGGCGATGAAAATCTTGTGGGACAAGGGAACCCCTTACTTCGACGGAAAAGATAGAAGACTGATCTGCGACATTCAGATCATCAACGGTGGAATGATCTCTGAGGACGTGCAGATCTGTAAGAAGCTCACAGATGAGGGGTTGAAGATCTACGTGGACATACGCCACACCTGCACTCATTTTGGAGTAAAAAAGTATTCAGGCGATTATCAAATGAAGTATGCCAAAACAGTCCTTGATGGGATAC